ACGACCGCGGCGTCTGCGCGCGCCTGCGCATCGGCTGCAGTGATGGTGTCGGCGGGCGGCTGGTTTTCGCCGCCCGGCTGGGTACCCTGAGGCATGGTGGTTTCCTTCTGCGGGGGCGGAGCGGCGGAAGCCGTCCGGGTGCTCGCCACCGCCAGGGTGGTGACGAGCGGGCTGTCCGGGACCTTGCGGAACCCGAATGCTTTGACGTTGATCGCGGCCGATACGGTGGCGGCCTCGCTGATCGACGTGATGAAGTTCTGCTCGAGCGCCTGCTCGGCGGTGAACCAGGTCTCCGCGTCCAGGAGCGGGATCAGGTCGTCTGCCGACATGCCGGTCCGCGCCGCGTAGATCCCGACGAGCTGGTCCCGGATGCGGTCGAGCTTATCGGCTGCGCCCCGCAGCTCGTTGGCGTCACCGCACGCGCAATCCCACGGGTTGTGGATCATCATCAGCGCGTTGTCGGCCATGATGACCTCGTCGCCGACCATCGCGATGATCGACGCCATCGAGGCAGCCAGGCCGTCAATGTGGCAGGTGACCCTGCGGCCTTTCTTCTTCTCGCGGGCGACCGCGTTGAAGATCGCTAGCCCCTCCATGACGTAGCCGCCGGGGCTGTTGATGCGCAGGCTCAGGTCGTCGTCACCTTCCGAGATGAGCGGAACGAGCGTGTTGGCATCGAGACCGTCCCAGCTCTCGCCGACGATTCCGTACAGGAGTATCTCGGTCATGCGACCTGCCTCCAGGCTTGCTTGTTCTTGATCCTGCCGACCGCCTGCGGGCAGATCCCGTAGCGACCGCTCAGGTCACGGAGCGAGGCGCGGCTGCTGCGGACCTCGAGCACCTCCGCTGCGGTGAGCTTTGCGGCGTAGTGACGCTCACCGTGCAGCAGTGTCCCGTGGCCGACCTTGTCATGCGCATTTTCCGCCGGGGTCGCCCAACGAAGGTTGATCGCGCGATTGTCCGCAGGGACCCCGTTCGCGTGCGCCGCCTGCTTGCCCGGCGGCCGGACGCCGTGAAATGCCGCGCAGACCAGTGTCTGAACTTCGCGGTGGCATGCGCCTTCCCCGGCGCTCAACAGCACCCCAAGGTAGCCGTTCTTGTTTTTGCCTGGCCTGAGCACGCGCCCGGTCAGCCAGCGCTCAACCTGCGTTCCTCGAGCGTTCCGGAACGCCACTGTGCGACTTACGGAGCGGATACGCCCGAGGCTCGACGCCTCGTAAAAGCCCTCCCACAACGGGATAGGCCTCCATTGTTCGGCAATTTCAGTCATTCAGGCCCCCTGAGGCTGCGCAGGCTGGGCGGAGGGTTCTTTCTCCGCAGGGTTGCCGACGGCGGTCACCCGGCGAGGGTCGCAGTCGTAGATGAGCCCGAGCGCATCGAGCTTTTCGAAGTCGGCCTTCGCCTCAGCAAGGAAGGTGTCGGGATCCTCGCCGCGCTCGCGCGCGCACTGCGAGATCGTCTTCTGGCCCGATCGGATCGCGTCGCGGTTGGCCTTCACCTCTTCGGCGGGATTGATCATCTCTCGACCGGGGGGCGTCCACCCGACGGTGACACCCTCGACGTCCTCGCCGATCATCGAGAAGGCGTCGATCAGCCACGTCGCGACCGCGCCGCAGAATTGCGGGATGAACATCGTCCACTGCCAGGCCGCAAGCGACCGCTGGTATTCGAGCCAGCCCATCCGGCCGGACGAGAAGTTCACGTTGGACAGGTCACCGGTGAGCGCCTCGTAGGGCACACCCAGCCCCGAGCTGACCGCGCGCAGGGACACCTTGGTATAGTCCGCATACCCATCGACGCCGGGAGGGCTGGAGAAGGTCACCTCCTCGCCTGGGCGGGCATACTGGAAGGTGCCGGGCTCGATGTAGTCGAGCGGCTCGCGATCATCGGGCCCGCCCTCTTCCTGGGCAATGCCGGGGATCACCCCGTCCGGATCCTCGCCCGTCACCACGCCTACGAACGCGCTGGCGAGCTTCTGACGCGTCAGCTGCGCATCCTCGAAGTCGCCGAAGTCCTTCATCCGGAGGATGACAGGCGCGAACCAGGTCGCGCCGTGCTCCATCTCCGGCCGGTCGGCGCGGAAGACGTGCGCCACATCGGCGGCCTTCACGAAGGTTGAGCCCAGCGCGTCGGCGCGGCCGCCACCAGGATGGCCGTTATACAGCCAGTATCCCTCGCGCGCGCCGAGCGGGCTGAACTGCACCCCGTTGATCAGGAACCCGCCCTGCACGCCTGGCGCGCTGGAGAGCGGCCCATGCTTCGACGGGTCGATGTAATCCGGCTCTATCACCTGAAGCTGGAACGGCAGCGGCAGCCGGTCGGAGGCCCGGCGCCAGCGCCGACGCATCACCACGGCGCCGCTTTCGACGATCGTCCGGGCCGCCTGAAGCTGGAGGCCGTACAGATCATGCCGGCCGCTGGCGTCGCATGCCGGGGTGTCGAGGTGCTGACGGGCCAGCTTGTTCAGCCGGTCATCGATCTTGCCGTCACGGTACACCTGAAAGGTGATGCCGGTACCAACCATGTTGTTCGCGATCGTGGACGCGCCACGCGCCGCGAACGGGTTGTTGCGGACGAGGTCCCGCGCGATTCCGCGAAGGGCCGCGGCGGCGGCCGGCGAGAGCTCTCCGTTGGCGTCCAGCCGCGTGCGCCGCCATCCGGCGGCCCGCCGGCCGACCGTTGCGCCATCATATTCCGCACGCGCGCCGCGTCCTGGGCGGATGCGCTTGCGCTCGCTTGCGACAGCCGGCGCAGGCTCGGCGACCGGCCGCCGCAGCAGTCGGTCCAGGATGGAGCGCTCAGCCATCTAGAGCCCGCTCCGGTAAAACGGCACACGACGGCGGACGACCGCGCCCTTGGCGGTCGCCTTCATCGCCAACTCGCTCTGGATCACCGTCTTGGCGGCGAGCAGCTGGTCAAGTGACTGATACTCCGTCCGGCGACCATCAGCGAAGGTGACGCTGCGGATGCCGCTCGCGATCGCTTGGTTGAGCCGGTCCAGGTCGGACTGCTGATACGACATTCCTACCTCCCTCGGCTGGTGAACGGGTTGGCACGCTTGGGCTTCGGCTTGGCTTTCGCCGCGATTGCGGCGGCTGGCTGCGCGGGCGCGCGATCGTCAGGAACCTGCGCCGGCGGCGGTGGCGCGGGAGGGGCTGGCTTGGTGAACTCGCCCCGGGCCTTCTGCCAGTCACTCTCTCGCCAGCGGTCGACGCCCAGGGAAAAGGCGACCGCGCGGGCATAGACCGCATTGTCCAGCGCCTCGTTGCGGTCGCGGACCTTGTGCCACTCCCGCCGGAAGCCGCCGCTGCGCAGCCGGATGATCCGGAGCTCCTCCGCAACCAGCTGCTTGATCCACTCGTCGGTGGTGCCATCGGGCAGGAAGACATACCCGTCCGGGTATTCCTCACCGTCGACCGGCTTCTCCTTCTCCAGGTCGCCGAACAACTCGAGCTTCAGCATCGAGGTGCCGATGTTCCACAGCCGCACGCCGCGCTTCAGCTTGCGGCCATTGAGGGTGACGTCCTGCCAGGTCGGCGAGCCGATCGGCTGGTTGGCGTTGATCTGGTGCCGGCCCTTGACGGCCATCGCGAAGCCGGGGTGCCGACGCGCCCAGGCGTACACCTCCATGGTATTCTCGCCGTCGCCCGAATCGATTGCGACCCGTGCCAGCCGCATTGATCGGCCGTCTTCGGTTTCCCAGGTGCGCGCGACCTCGACGTCGAGCTTCTTCCAGGTCTTCTTGTCCGCGATGGGGCCGAAAACCTCGATCCGCTCCACGAACTCGCGCCGGCCGTTGGGACCGAATGCCCAGATGTCGAGGTCGATGCGCCCGCCACCGCCACGCTGGACGTCGGCGGCTCCAACCAGCAGGCCGGCCTTCGCCGATGGCGTTCCGAGCCGCATCGCCTTCTCCCGGCGATCGTAAAGGCGCTGCCACTCCGGAGCCTCGCCACGTTCGGCCCATGCCTCCCCCAGCACCTGGTTGACGAACGTGCGGAGCAGGTTCGGGTCCTTGCGGACCTCCAGGAACTCGCGCGCGATCTCGAGCCATGCGGCCCCAGGATGCTGACTGTATGCTGCCCAGATGTGGAACGAGCGGTGGCGCGGGAAAGCATCCGGATTGTGCGCCCGCCACTCCCCCGCCTCGTCCATCGTCGGCTTGTCAGCTTCGTCGATGTCGCAGCCGTTGATGCACCGGTACCAGGCGCGGGTCGGGTTCTCCTTCGGCTCCCATCGAATGCCGGCGCCGGTACCGTCGCCGAACACGAGCTGCTGCATCTCGCCGCAGTGTGGACAGGGGACGTATCGATATTCCTGGCTACCCTGCTCGAACAGCAGGTCGATCCGGCTGAAGCCCTTTACCTTCGGCGTCGAACCAGCTGCGCTGAACCGGCGAGGTGAGGTCAGGTTGCGCTTGTACGCCAGTCGTGCAGGGTCGCCTTCTTCCTTCGACGCCCAGGGGTAACCGTCGCATTCCTCAAGGAAGACGTCGTCAGAGGTGACGCGCCTGAACTCCTTGGGGCTGTTCGCGCCCTTGATCTGGATCCAGCCGCCCTTGTAGCGCTTCGCCCGGATCTGGTTGTCCGCGTGCCTCGGCTTGAACGTGGCAACCGAGCGGACCACCGGCCATTGCAGAACCGGGTCCAGATCGTCGCGGCTGAACTTCTCCGCATCGTCGATCGTCGGCTGGTAGATCAGCGTGCGAGCCGGGTCGAATTTGATGCGCCATGCGACGAAACATTGCAGGATGGTCGAGTAACCAATGCGGCTGCTCTTCCGCACCGACAGCTGCGACGTCTCCGGATCCGTGAACGCGTCGGCGATGTCCGCCTGGAACGGGAAC